ATGCAGCTATGCACCTGCGACGTGATCTTAATGATGTCCAAGAGGACTTAAAACAGGCCGAGAAGAGACTCGGTGACAAGAGGAATGCGGTTGATCAGTTCCATGAACAGAAACGCAAACATTTCCATTGTCAATGGCAAGACGAAACGGCTGAGGCCACATTCACCTTTTGGTTGTTTGTATTGGTTCTCCCCGCGATTTTCGTCTCTATGGCGTTTTATCTCGATCAGTTCGAGTGTCTGATGTGTTGGCAATGGATGGTTGCCAGCATGCTCTATCAGATCGCCGCGGTTTTTGCCGACCGCTACGTCTGTGCCAAGCGTGGGTACAGGGCGAAATTTTGTAAGCGCACCATCCACAGTTACTCGTCGATGACCAATAAGGATTGGGACGATGCTGACAGGAGAGCCGACTCCATGTCACTCCGGGAACTGAAACATGTCAACGCCCGGTACAGCGTCATTGCGTACCGCAAGACTTTAAATGGCGTTATTCTCAACACCGACAAATTCGGGCAACTTACTGGAGTTCCCGACCTTCTTCTCATATCTCATGAGTTGTTAGCACAATTGACCACTCCGAACGTCATGCTAACTGACGACGCCCTTGTCGTCAAAGAACGGCTTGCGTGTGCGGTAAAGACCATACACACCGTCAATATTGACAAAGAACTGTATCAACAGGGTGAAGATGTGGCTAGGAACACCTGTTTGGTGGCGGAAGGACTCTGGATGCAGATCCAGCAGGCCCGCCCCCAGGGTTTCTAACTCGCTCCAGCAGGATTGGAGGGCAACGGTTGTACGCCCGTGGATATCGCTACCTCGAGAATTCGATGGATGCGATCAAGGAGATCAAAGGATCTGCGGTGATATCAAAACCGCGCGAGGTAGCTTTAGGAAAGCGCCCGGTAGTCCAGGTTTCGTTGGGACCAGTGGTGGTTGGAGCGGTTCGCCCACACCCTTGTCCCCTGGACCCCGATACAACCATTGCTGGAGTGAGGCACAGGTTTCTTAAGAAACCGCCCACGCCTGAGGAGTCGCTCCTGAAGAAGTTCAGATTGCACTGCAGGCGTGTTTGCCGGAAAGAATTTACCCCCATTTCTTCCGATGCTGATGTGAGCGTTGAGCAATGGCTAAGCCACACAGATTACCCCGACTGGAGACGCAAAGAACTCCGGGTTCAATGGGATGGCGTTGCGAGTATGTGGGACCCAGATAAGTCCCACCGCTACTTCCGATGCAGCTCCTTCATGAAAGATGAGGATTATCCAACCTACAAGCATGCCCGTGCTATCAACTCACGGTCTGATGCGTTCAAGTGTGCTGTGGGACCTATCTTTAAGCTAATAGAAGAGCAAGTGTATCGACACAAGGCCTTTATTAAGCATGTTCCTGTTTCGGAACGCCCTGATTACATTATGGGCTATCTGAACCGTGACGGAGCCAAATATGTCGCCACTGATTATACAGCTTTCGAGAGTCTGTTTGTGCGCGAGTTGATGGAAGCCTGCGAGTTTGAGCTATACTCGCACATGACGCAATATTTACCCGCTGGCGGGGAATTCATGCGCCTGGTACGTGAAGTGCTGGGTGGGCGAAATTTGTGTGTCTTTAAGGACTTCAAGGTGAT